AATCTGCTGACGTGGTGGGCGACGGGGACGCCGGACCTGGCGGCGGGCGACGAAGTGACGCTCACCGGAACCGTGAAGGCTCACGAGCAGGATCAATACGTCAAGTGCGCCGTAACCCTGTTGTCGAGGTGCAAGGTGGAAAAGATGGCGGCGGCTCTGGCGGCCTGACACTACCCGCCGCGCACCCTGCCGGGATCGCGGTGGATTCGGGGGGACACGAAAGGATCGACGAATGAGCAAGCACACGCCGGGACCGTGGAACTACGGGGTGCAACAACTTGGCCACTACAGCATCTTGGGTCCGCTCACCGACAATGGGAACTGGCGAGTGGTGGCGAACACAACTGCTGCCACCGAGGGCGTACAGACCGAAGAGGCCAATGCCCGACTCATCGCGGCCGCGCCGGAGTTGTATTCCGCGTGCCGCGCCATGATCGAGGTGTATTCGGGAGATCCAGATGCTCCAGCGTGCCGGTTGATGCGTGACGCATTAGCCAAGGCAGAGGGACGAGCCACCAGCGAATAACTCGACAATCATTCACGATCCACTCAACATTCACCCGAAAGAACAACCATGAAAACCACAGCAGAAGTCGCCGCTATCGCGGGAGCAGGGACGAACACCATCAGGATCCGCGCCAAGAAGCTTGGGATCGCCCCAGCCGTCGAACACGGCGTACAGGTCTGGACGGACGAGCAGGCTGAGAGTCTCGCCAGGACTCCCCCACGGGGCAGGCCGCGAAAGGAATCAGAATCACAGGTCAACCCCGTTGCGGGCTGACCGTCGAGAGCCAAGGACGGCTACTCTCCCCTCCCTTTACCGGGCGGGGCGGGTTTCGGGTGGGGGGAATACAAAGGAGCGGATAATGGCACACGGAAGCACGAAGCCTCGCAGGTCTGGACACGAACTCGCAATCACGAAGGGTCCCAAGCCGTCAACGCCACGAGGATGGAGGAGATTCAATGCGTTGAATGAGGACAAGCAGAAGCAACGATCGTCCAGATGGTACAAGTGATCGGACACGGGCGATGCAGTCGCCAACGCGTGTGGTCAGGACGACCGCTACCCGCTGGCCGGAAGGTTGGCGGGTGAGTTTCGGGGATCGGTGGGAAAGGAGTTGGAATGATTTACCTGCTCAAACACATGCCGAAGCCGTGGTACGACCGACTGGTCGAGGCTGTTGTCATCGCCAAATCTGAAGCCGATGCTCGATCAATCGTTGCCAAGGACGACGAAGATACCCGATGGATCAAAGATGCCACGTGCGAGTTAGTGGGTACTGAAACCGGCGACAGATCAGATCCGTTCATCTGCCAATATTACTTGCGTGCGTGATTTCTTTTCAAGCCCCACCGGGCGGGGAGCCGATAGATTGTTTGGTGCCGAATGGTCTCTGCGCCGGAAACGGCTCAGTAGGCACAACCCTCCACGCCGGGGCGAACGGCGTAGCGTGTGTCATACTCCCGCTGCGGTTGAAAGACCTCGCGGGAGTTTTATCGAAAGGATACGAATGATGTTCAGCGAGCAGATGCCCGAAGGATTCACGCACAAGTGCGATTGCGGCACGTTCACCAAGGCTAGCAAGATCATCCCAAACAAGCCGCCGGGTATGTGTGCAACGTGCTTCACTGCTCAACAGTGGATTCCTGAGCAAGTATTGGTCAACCGCATGACCGATGCAATCAATATGGAACTCGCACTCGATCAGTCGGTGTCCATGCTCGCAGAGGCCGCAACGGAAATCGCAAACCTTGACGGGACGGACAACCCCGTCTTCCGTCGCATCGGCACAACCATGCGGACGATGCGGGAGCGTGTCACCCGGGGCGTTGAATCGACTATGGCAGTGGAGGGCAAGCAATGATCCACGCTTGCACACTGTCAATCGAGTTGACGCTCGACCTGGACTGCGAACTGGAAATCATCGAAGAACGCGACGACGACGGGTGCGGGTCGCCGTCATTGAGCGGAAACTCCATGACCGGATCACGCGGCACCTACGCGGTGTGTGAGTCAGTCAAGCTGGACATGACCGACGAGGAGATTGTCCGCCGCGTGCGTGCCGCGTTCGATGCGCAAGTGACCGAGAGCGATGACGACGTGCTACAGGAAGTGGGGAAGTACAACCGTTGAGACGCAACCGAAACAAATACAAGGTGAGTCCGAAGGACCAACGAACGCACAACGGGCGAGTCTTCGCGTCGAAAGCGGAGATGGAGTATTTTCAAATACTCGAAATCGAAATGCGGGCTGGCGGTATTCAGTCCATCGTGTGCCAGCCACCGATCAGGCTTGGTCCGATCGACTACGTGCCTGACTTCGCGGTCAAGATCGACGACGATTGGCGATGGATCGACGTGAAGGGCATGGAGACTCCGGCATTCAGGATCAAGAAAAAACTCTGGGCCGAGTACGGGCCGGGCCTGTTGGTACTCGTGAAGAAGTCAGGAACTCGGTTCAAGATCGTTGAGGAAATCCCCGGCAAGAAGCCGTTTTGAGTGGATCGAATCCAGCACAATGGCCGATAGGTGGTGCATGATCCGAATACTCAACTCAGACAAAGTACGCGACATGCTCGAATGCTGGGTGATCGGCTTGATTCTCGGCATGGTCGTGCTGGCGGTTGCGAAGTCGGCGGGGTGGATGCGATAGGGAGCGAATGAAAACACACGACGTAACGCAGGGTACCGCCGAATGGCTCGCCGTTCGCGCAGGAATCCCGACCGCGAGCGAGTTGGATCAACTCATATCGCCGACCGGAAAGCTGCGCACGGGCGATATGCCCAATACGTATCTGTGCCGCAAGCTGGCCGAGCGATGGACCGGCTACCCGCTCCAATCGTACAGCGGAGGGGCGATGGAGCAGGGAAGCATCTTGGAGGACGAGGCTATCCCGTGGTACGAAGCAACGCACCGCGTGGACCTGCAGCGGCCAGGATTCCTGACGACTGACGATGGATCGTTTGGATGCTCACCAGACGCGATGGATAGGGAGTGGGGGATGGAGATAAAGTGCCCGCAGCCGGGTAATCACGTCAAATGGCTACTCGGAGGGAAGTGCCCAGACGATCATCTGCTCCAGTGTCACGGAGGAATGTACGTCACCCACTCGGACGTGTGGACGTTCGTTTCCTACTGCCGTGGGTTTCCGTCTCTGGTGGTTGACGTCAAGCGCGATGAACAGATGATCGACATCATCGCAGATGCAGTTTCCTCGTTCAAGATCCGCATGAAAAACGCTTGGGACACGCTGGAGATTCGCAACGGTGGCGAGCCGCCGAAGCGGAAGGCACCGCGAGTTGTGGTGCGTGACGAAGATCCATTCGGGACGATGGAATACAAAGGGAACATGACATATGAACAGCAGTGAACTTGCGACGATCCAACCGGCACGAACCGAGTTGAGCATCCCCAGCATGATGGAGGCGATCATCGCCAAGGGCATCACAGCCGAGAGCGTTTCGGTGATGAAAGACCTGCTGGCGATGAAGCGGGACATGGACGCGGAATCGGCAAGGGCCGAGTTCAATCGTGACTTCCTTGAACTTCGCAAAGAGTGCAAGCCCATTGCGGCCACCCGCACGATCCCGACGAGCAATGGTGGAGTCAAAGGTCGATTTGCTTCACTTGAAGACATCGCCGGTGAGGTCGGCCCGCTTCTGGAGAAGTACGGATTCTCCGATACCTACTCCCAATCGTTCGTCGAAGGCGGAAGGACAAAGGTAGTGGTGACACTGCTCCACCGCTCTGGGCACGAGCGATCGTCTGAGTACACCTGCCGGGAGCATCAATCGCCACAGAACACCCCGGCGCAGAACGATGGCGGCACGAACAAGATGGCTCGCCGTCATGCCCTGTGCAACATGCTGGGGATCGTGATGGACTACTCGAATGACGCCCGGCTGGAAGGCGACACGATCAGCCAGGCGGAGGCATCCGCACTTGAAGCCCGCGTGCGTACGGCTTTCCCCGGCGACGAATCGCAGTTGAATCGGTGCCTGAAACTGGCGGACGCCAAGACGTTCGACGAGATTCGGCGTGCGAAGTACGACGTCGTGTGCCAGTTCATCGAGCAGTGCGAGCGTACACCGAAGCCAAGGCAATCGGTCAAGGCCGAGCTTGGATCGACGATCCAGGCGTGGGCGAAGATCCCGAAGGATCAGGTCGCTAACGCGGTCCTTAACTACGCACAGCGGGTCGGCGTGCGGGTCGGCGATGACGGGAAGATGACCGACGATCAGGCCGCAAGGGTTCTGGCGCGGGCGAAGGAAGACATTGACTCCGGGCTCGCATTCGAGGAGGTGTTGAAGTGAACATCAATCAGGTTGTGCTGGGCGGTCATCTCACGCGAGACGTTGAAGTGAAGTACACGGGCAGCAACACCGCTATTGCGCGGTTCACCATCGCCAACAACAAGAAATGGACATCGAGCAGCGGTGAGAAAAAAGAGGATGTCGCCTTCGTCGATTGCACCGCGTGGGGCAAGACCGCCGAGAACATCGGCAAGTTCTTCGGCAAGGGCATGAAGATCCTGGTTACTGGTAGGCTCAAGCAGGACACATGGACCGACAAGGAAGGTGGCAAGCGGAGCAAGATGGGCGTGACGGTCGAGACGTTCGAGTTCGTCGGCGAGTCCAAGGGCGGAAAGAACACGTCACCCGCTCCGGTCGGAAGCACGAGTCAGATTCCGTTCAAAGAAAGTGAAGGACAACCTCCATACGTGCCGATGAACGATGAGGAATGCCCGTTCTAAATACTTCGCCCATGCCGGTGTGATGCTGGCGCGGGTTTTCGGTTGAGTCTTGTCTGAGTAGGACAGGTCATGTCTTTTCGCGTCAAGGGTTCTTTTTTCAGGAGCGGAAAATGGCTACAGCAGTTTGCAAACTCGAATCAATCTCACCCTACAGCCAGTCCAAGCACTACGAAGTGGACAAGCTGGAAAAGGAATCAAATCAGGACTACGAAAAGCGTACTTGGCGCGAACGGTGCCACGCTGACGCTAACGGCGAACTGTTCATCCCGCCGATGGCGTTCAAGAACAGCATTGCCGAAGCCGCCAAGTACCTTTCCGAGACGATCAAGGGCAAGGGCAAGGCGACGTACACCAAGCACTTCGAGGCTGGTGTGATGGTCATGGAACCGCTGCCGCTGGGGATCAAGAAGGCAGACGTGCTGGGTGAGTGGTTGTTCGTTCCGTCCGATGGCAAGCGTGGATCTGGAAGCCGGGTGTCCAAGTGTTTCCCGTGCATCCAGTCGTGGAAGGGAGAGGTCGAGTTCCACATTCTGGACGAGACGATCACTCAGGATGTTTTCCGGCGTCACCTTGAGCAGTGCGGGAAGTTCATCGGGTTGGGACGGTTCCGGCCTCGAAATAATGGTTATTATGGTCGATTTCGAGTCAATGACATCAAGTGGATTAAGTAAAGTCGGGTCTAGTTTAGTCGGGTTAGGTCTTGTCAAAGCGTGCCGGGTTATGTCACGTCACTTCCAGTCGGATCTTTTCCCGTCATGTCAAGGTTCCCACCGTAGCAGGAATGTTGCGGTGGGGTTTCAAGGTAAGTCCGTTCTCGTCTTGTCCAGATTGGTCCAGCCAAGTTCGGTCCAGTCATGTTTCGTCTTGTCCGGTCTCTTCTACGCAAGGTTTCGGCAGTGTCCTAACCGACGCTGCCGGATTTCATGGTGAGTTTGGTCGCGTCGAGTCAGGGCTGGACATAGTAAAGCAATGTATCGCAAGGTCCTGTCCATCGTCTAGCGACGGTGGACAGGTTTTCGAGGTAAGTATGGTTTGGTCAAGTCAGGTCAGGTCCGGTCATGTCGGCTCAATGTTTGGCGAAGCTAGCCAGGTCTCGTCAACTTTAGGCTTGTCATGACAACGCTCGTCTGCGCAAGACTACGCAAGGCTCCCGCACTCACGGGAACGTGGATGCGGGATTTCCGGTTTGGTCCGGTCTGTCGGGTCGAGTCGCGGCTAGGTTTGTCCGGTCGGATCCAGACAGGGCAAGGTACCCGTCTTCGCGGAGACGCGAGGGCGGGATTTCAAGGTTAGGCTTGTCGCGTCTAGTCGTGTTGCGGTTGGGTGCGTCCGTTCTAGTCGATGTACCGTCGTCGGGTTGACACTCGGCGGCGGGATTTGGAGCTGGGCGAGGCATGTTGCCTCCGCGTACGGCAGGTCGGGTCACCTTCGGGCAAGACCCGGTAAGGTTCGGTAAAGCAAGTCAAGGAGTTTTTTCTATGAGCGGATCGAAACGGTCTATCCCTGAACTGTCCAGCGAGGCCCGCATCCTGGCGTCCATGCTTTCCAAGATGGAACCGGGGCAGGTCATCACCTACGACGAACTGTCGGGAATGATCGGTGTTTCATCGAGCCACCCGACATTCAAGGCTCGGCTAGGAACCGCCCGCAACATCGCATTGCGGGATCACTCGGTCGTGACTGAGTGCGTTCGCGGGGAGGGCGTCAAGCGGTTGCAGGCCAACGAACTGCAATCGGTGGGCGACGATGCCCTCTCACGCATCCGCCGCACGGCCACCCGTGGCACCCGCAAGATGCTTTCCGGCGCGTCTGTGCTGGCTCCAAGCGGCGAGGCGTTGAACGCGATGAACACGCGGCTGTCCATGCTTGGCGTCATGCGTGAGATGACTTCGCACAAGTCGATTGATGCGGCGGCGAAGAAGGTGGCGATGGGTAACTCTCCGCTGTCAACTGTGAACATGCTGGAGAACGCATTGCAGGCGATGAAGGGGTGATCGTTCAACCGGTTACAGTTTGTAACCGGTTGGTTACAGCTCGTAACCGACTGTGAAATCATCCCGAAAAATCCTTCATTTTACGGTGAACATTTGCTCAGTGCGCCTAGTATAAGCCGCTGAGAGCCGTGGAAATCTCTCAATCTGTCCTGAAAATCCGCAACCACCCGCGTGTCTCCACGGCTCCGCGTGTGGTTGTGGTTTTCTATGACCACACGGAACACACATGGCCAAGCCTGTTCCAAGAGCCAGCATTCTCGTTACGTTCTTCAACGATCCCGACACGCTGGGCCTCATGTCGAACGGAAACGACGGACCACGCGCCGTGCTGATGTTTATCGGTCTGCTCGTGCTGGCGAAGGACTTGCACAATAAAGGCGAGTTCAAGGGCAAGATTGAAATCTATTCGGGGCAACTCATGCTGGAACCAAAGCGATCCCGCCGCCTGTTCAACATGCTGTCAAGTCCTAGCCTGCGTTGGGTCGAGGAGGTTCATCCGGGGTTCAAGATTCGGTCGTGGGAGAAGCACAATCAGATCAATGAGGCATGGGGAGGAAAAAGGGACGGGGCCGGTAGACGTTCGATTCAATCAGAGGCGAGCAAAGAGGACAAGAAAAATGCACAGAATGCGGTTTGGAGAGCGGTAAGTCGTGGAGAGATTGTTCGACCAGACACATGCTCAAAGTGTGCTGGTGGAGGAGACATCGAGGCGCACCATCACGACTACTTCAAGCCACTAGACGTGATCTGGCTATGCAAAAAGTGTCACGGAATGGAACACTCCAATAATCATCTTGAAAACACAAACAATCAAGATGAATGTTCAAGCAGCCTAGAAAACAATCATCTTGGGTACATGTCTGATTCTTATTCTTCTTCTGATTCTGAATTACAACAACAACACGCGGGCGAGGCGGTTCTGTCGCTGCGGACGAAGCCGGGCAAGGCCGTCAAGCCGGACGAATCCGACCCAGACGCCGAACTCATCGCTCACGTTTGCAACTGCATCGCGGCGACCATGCGGCTACCGGCCCTACGACCTATCCGGAACGAGCCGCAAACGGTTGAGCCGAACGTACGGGCATGGCTTGCCCGGCCCGCTCCGACGATCCACGGGGCAACGGTGACGATGGCCGAGGTGGTCGAGCGAGCAGCGGACCACGCGGCTGAATCTGAGCTTGGCGGGACGGTCAAGGGTGCCCTGTCGTGGTGTGAAGCCGTGATCGACCGGGCGTGCCGGGATCAAGTCTGGCCCGGCGAGTTCAAAGCAGCAAAGAAAACCGGGGTAACGATCGAGCGTCCGCCCGAAGTGCCCGAATACAAGACCCCGGAAGAACGCCAACGCGAACGGCGTGAACGCGAAAGGACCGGTCAGCCATGAGCATCAACGTCAAAGAAATCCTGCGCCACGTCGCGGCACTCTGGCCGAAAAGCGGATGGACTACGCAAGAGTTCGAGACGTTCGGGGACGGGATCGGAAAGATCCCGGTTGACACGGCCCAGGCTGAGGCGGCAATCAGCGAAGTCCGGCGAGGTTCGTCGTACAACCGACCCGACATGCCCAAGATCATCGCGGCGTGCTGGCGGCTGGTCGAGAAACCCAAACACTCTGGACCGGGCAGGCTGAGAACCAGAACGGCTGACGTGTACAGGATCAGGCAGGAGCGGTTAGGAATCACCGGGAAATCAAACGAGGAAGTGATTTTCTTTCAACTTCGCGGGTCCACATGGTCGAAAGAGCAAGTATTCCAGCACGCGGTTGAATGTCTACGGGAACTCGACGGGTACACGTTGGACATAGCTTTGAACACGGCCCTGATCGAGTACCCAGACCTTGTCGATTATGCGCAGGACTGGCTTGACCGGGCAATCGAGCCGAGCAAGTTTGCACGGAGGAAGGTGACACCATGAAACGCGAACGCACACAGCCCGTCGTCACGAAACAGATGACCTACCAGCTTGACGTGTTGATGCGTCAGGCTGGCGTGACGACGTACCAGCAGCAACAGGACTTCTTCTGCGACGTGCGGACACCGGAAGCACTCATGCACCGTGCAATGGTCGCCGTCGCGTTGCGGCGTCAAGGCTACTCGCTGCCGGTCATCGGTGCGTTGCTGTGCCGCCCACACAGCACGGCAATGGAGATCCTTCGGCGTGCGGAAGCTGGCGGGATGATTGAGCCAGGATGGAACAGGGTTGGGTGGAGCGACAGGAAGCAAACGGAGACTGCACAGTGAATATCACTCTCGACCCGTCATCCGTGACGGACTACGCGACGTTTCTGCGTGTGAAGTCGCTGCCGAGATACAGCGTGACGGGCCACACGGTATCGTTCCCGGACGAGTACGCCGAGATGGTGGGAGTCAAATCGGTTGAGCAGCGGAGCGAGATCGGTTACAACCATTCGCCATTCCTGTTCGACTATCAGCGTGCTATCTCAGCAATGGCGATCGCCAAGAAGAAGTATTGCGTTTTCGCTGATTGCGGATTGGGCAAGCAAAACATTATCTTCGAGTTCAACAACCACGCGCACGAAGCGACCGGAAAGCCATGCCTAATCACTTGCCCGCTGATGGTCGTAGGTCAAGCGTTGGAGGAATACGCAAAGTTCTACGGCGATCGTCCACCGATCCAGCCGATCAAGGCATCGCAGTTGCGTGAGTGGCTTGCAACCGGCACGGGTATCGGCATCACAAACTACGAAGCGATCGACGAAGGGCTCGACGCATCGCGTCTCGGATCGTTGACACTCGATGAATCGTCCATGCTGAAATCGCACTACGGGGCGTGGGGTACGCGGCTCATCGAGATGGGACGCGGTATCGAATTCAAGCTGGCCGCAACAGGAACTCCCGCGCCAAACGACCGGATCGAGTACGCGAACCACGCGGTATTCATGGACGCATTCCCTAACGTCAACAGTTTTCTCGCACGGTTCTTTGTCAACCGTGGACAGACGAACGAGCGATGGGAGTTGAAGAAGCACGCACTAGAAAACTTCTACCGTTCGCTGTCTCACTGGTGCATCTTCCTCACGAACCCGGCCACGTACGGATGGAAAGACAACTGCGGTACGCTGCCACCGATCATCGTCAACAAGCACGAGATCCCGCTCACTGGTGCGCAGCGTGATGCGTTCCAGTCAATCGACGGTCAACTCTTCTGCTCCGGGGCAGGCGGCATCGGCCAGCGTGGAAAGATCGCACGAATCGGTAAAGGGTTCCACAACGGCGAGACGATAGATAGCAACAAGACACGGTATATCGTGGACTTGATCGACTCGTGGAAAGCAAAGGAGTCTACCGTCGCATGGTGCAAGTACAACCAGGAGCAGGACGCACTGCACGCGGAACTGGACGGAAGCGGGAACATTTCCGGTACGACGCCGCAGGAAGAACGGGAGCGGATCGTTCACGGGTTCAAGGCTGGAGAGATTCGTACGATGCTGTCTAAGCCGAAGATTCTGGGATTCGGCCTGAACCTTCAACAGTGTACACGCATGGTGTTTTCGTCCATGCAGGACAGTTACGAAGACTACTACCAGTGCATCAAGCGGGCGAACCGTTACGGGTCTACGAAGCCTCTGAACGTTCATATCCCGTTCACGGAGCTAGAGGCACCGATGATTGACAACGTGCTGCGCAAGGCCGAGCGGGTGGCACTTGACGCGGCCGAACAAGAAAGGATCTTCCGTGAATACGCTGCTATCTGAGAACCAGGAATACCACATTCACCACGGGGACTGTGTTCCTCACATGGCACAGATGCCTAAGGCGTGCATAGATTTTTCGGTTTTCTCTCCTCCCTTCCCAGCCCTCTATTCGTATACATCACTTCCATCCGACATCGGAAACAGCGAGAATATCAAACACGAAGCGAAGTTGCATCTGTCTTTTTTCTACCGGCAGTTGTCTAGGATCGTGAAGCCTGGGCGTGTGGTGTTCGTCCACGTCATGCAGATCCCGCGCATGAAGCGGAGCGGAGAGGTCGGGTTGCATGACTTCCGGGGCCTGAACATTCGTATCGGAGAGCGTGCGGGTCTGGTTTACGAATACGACTGGTTGGTACGGAAGAACCCGCAGGCGCAGGCGATCCGCACGAAGTCCCGCGAGCTGCAGTTCAGCGGGTTGGAGGCGGACCGTGCGAAGACACGCGGTACGCTTGGTGACTATCTCATCAAGTTCCGTGCGCCGGGCGAGAACGCGGTACCGATCGACGCGAATGGGCAGGTGAGCCGCAACGATTGGATTGAGTGGGCGGAATGCTGCTGGATGGATATTAGGGAGACTGACACCCTGAACGTCAAGGAAGGACGCGGGGACGACGACGTAAAGCATATCTGCCCGTTGCAACTCCAGGTGATTGATCGGCTTGTGAGACTGTACAGCAACCCCGGCGAGATTGTGTTTAGTCCATTCACGGGGATCGGGAGCGAGGGGTATACGGCGTTGAAACTTGGTCGGCGTTTCTACGGTTGCGAGTTGAAGGACGAGTACGTATCGGCTGCAACGAGCAACATTGAGAACGCGATCAAGGAACGGGAAGCGGTAGCGGACGCATCACTATTTGGAGTGCCAGCATGAGCGAAAGACTCGATCGTCAGTTTGCGAAGTTTGACGCGGCGAACCCTGCGATGTGGCGGCTGTACGTGTACTACGCGAGGGAGTTGAAGT